TTTGGTGGGTCGTGGGAACGGATTCAAGACACGTTCCTTCTTGCTTCCGGTAACTCATACGGCGCCGGTAGCACAGGTGGTTCTGCTGACGCAGTAGTGGTGAAGCACCTTCATCAACCGTCTACTGGTGACGGATTTAACACTTATATGAGCGGCACGGTTGAAAGAGTACGTGTAGGAACGTCAACAGCAAGCAGTGCGCGGTATGCGATTGTTGGTAAGAAGAATGCTTCAAATGCGGATGCCTCAGGACTCAGATATGCTGGTAGTACGGACTGGACAGGAAGTGATGGAGCGGGAAAGAACATGCCACCGTATTTAGCCGTGTATGTGTGGAAGAGAACGGCGTAGGAGGTGAATATGTCCATAGTAAGAGGTGATACCTTCACGGTATCAATAGATGTTTACGGAGACAGGTTCAGGAACGCCTTGAGCGAAGAAAAAGTCGTTCTTGTGACCTTTCAGCAGAATGAAGTAAGCATTACAAAGTACAATAAAGAGCTTGAAATCAAAGACATTACCGAAGAGTTTGAATCTCAACCCGACCCCGACCATTATATGTCGGGAATCAGAACAATCGGTGCAAATGTAAAATGCCACCTAACGGCAGAAGAAACAATGAGATTCCAAGTAGGCGGAGTTCAGGTTCAGCTTAAATGGGGCGATGAGAACGGCAACAAATGCAGTGCAAAGGTTGTTCAGATACCAGTCGGTGGAAGTCTTAGAGAAGCTCCACCAAGAACGAAGGAGGACGAAATATGTCTGATGTAAGAATGGAGGTACGAGACAACGAGGAAACATATGTTGTTTCAAGTGACGTTGGCTACAAGTACCTTAACGGACGAGTTACCGCCCTTGAAGGGTCTTTAGAAAAAGACCTTGCGGATAAATGGGCGAAGGCTCTACAGGAAATCAATAATTATTTGAACAATCTACAGGTGAACATCGTTGGGAACAAGATTGTTGATGAACTCCCCGAAGTTGGCGATCCAGGAATTCTGTACCTTGTCATGAATGAAGCTGGGACAGCGTACACTTCATACATTTATGCGAATGACAAGTGGGTGAAACTTGCTGTTATCGACTTCTCGAAGTACGTTCCGATTACACGGAAGGTGAACGAAAAGGCACTCGATACGGATATAGTTCTCACGGCAACAGACATTGGTGGGGATAGAACCAAAGCAACGGGTGAAAATTCTCATGCGGAAGGGACTCAGTGCGAAGCTCTCGGAGATAGTTCTCACGCAGAAGGAATTCAAACGAAAGCAAGCGGATTGTGGTCTCACGTAGAAGGTTCCCAAACGAGAGCCAACGGTCCAGGTTCTCATGCAGAAGGAACAGGCTCTTGGGCGACAGGACCATCGTCCCATGCAGAAGGTTATGGCACGGAAGCCGCCGGGGAATATCAGCACGTACAGGGCAAGCACAATGTTATTGATGAGGCTAACAAGTTTGCGGACATTGTGGGTAACGGAGCAGACATTCTGAACAAATCTAACGCCTATGCTCTTGATTGGGACGGTAACTTGTACCTTAAAGGCGGCGTGTACGTAAACTGTAATGCAGACTCTACAGGCGGAACAAAGCTGAGTCTTGATGTTGACTCCATCATGGGTGCCATTAAAGACCAGCTGTACGAGAAGGTTTACCCGGTCGGCTCTGTATACATGACAAGTGATGATAACTTCAATCCGGAAGAGGTTTTCGGTGGAACATGGCACCACGTTACCGATGATGTTTATCTCAAAGCGGTTATGAGCGGTGGCGGTTCTACAGGTGGTTCTACAGATCATGTCATTACAGCATCGAATCTTCCGCCACATGTGCACGGTATGAAGCACACTCACAATGTATCGAGTAAGGGATATTACACGTGTGCAACGCAGAAAACGTGGCAGTTTGAGACATTTGGCGGTAGATTCGCTGATGGTGGGGCTAAATACAAGGTGCCGATGGTTCGCACGGCTACAAGCAGTAGCCCTTCAGGTGAACAGAGAGATAGTAAAACAACAGGTGGCGCTAGTATATCGGACACTGGAACAGGAAGTTTTGCAAACACAGCATACCATCCAGGATATTACGGAGTGCATATCTGGGAACGGAGGGCGTGATGAATCAGCCTATCATGTTTACGGTAAGCGATATCTTGTGGCTGGCGGGTGCCATCGTAGCTATATCAGCCGCAGTAAAAGTAATAGCGGAGTGTATCGATAGAATGCAGAAGCCAAATAAGACACAAGATGAACGAATTGGAAAGCTTGAGAAAAAAGCAATTGCGGATTATGAAAGACTGAATCAGTTAGAAGATGGGAACACGATTACACAGCGTGCTCTCTTGGCGTTGCTTGCTCATGGGATTGATGGAAATGACATCGAAGCGATGAGACAGGCAAAAGAGGAATTGACCAACTACCTAATAGAACGCTGATGTAGCTCTGTACGGCTCATATTTGCGTTCTAACGGCTTTTAAATTACTCAAGGTATAAATTATCACTCATATAAATAAATGCCCATGTAGGGCGGATTTTGGAGGAACAAGAAGATGGACATGGCAACTATCACTCAGTATTTTGTACCACAGATTGTGGCGTTTTGTTTGTGCGTAGGATATGTTATGAAGCGTTGGCTTCCGATGGATAACAAATGGATTCCTACCGCACTGTTTATTGTTGGTATCGTTTGCGGAATTGCTACCACAGGAATGACTTTTGACGCAGTAGTAGTTGGTGCAGTATCGGGTCTTGCTTCCGTTGGTCTGAATCAGTCTTTTCAGCAGGCACTCGGTTTGAATGTTCGCCCGAACATCGAACTTACTGACGATGAAGTACAGGATTACGAATTGGCAGAAGAAGAGGACGAAGTGGACGAAGAAGGTGAAGAGAATGAGTAAAACAATTGCGGTACAGTGCGGACACGGTGTAAGTACTGATGGTTCTTGGGATTCAGGGTGCGTGTACAAGGGATATAGCGAAGCCGCTCTCATGCTCAAAATCACAAAGGCGGCGGTGAAGTACCTACGCAAATCAGGCGTGACTGTGATTTCGGATGCCGACCACGGAAACAACAAGAATATGATTGCGGATGTAAGATGGGCGAACAGCGTAGGGTGTAAGCTCTATGTATCAATCCATTGTGACTACAGCGGCGCGCCTAAGGGTGTTATGCCTTTGTACGTTTCATCGAGCGGTAAGAAGCTTGGTAAGTGCCTTGAAAAGCATATCAAGAAGGACTTGAAAATGAAGAGCAGAGGCGTTCAGAGAAGAACAGACCTTTGGGAACTGAACGGAACGGACATGACCGCTTGTATTCTTGAAACAGGCAGTATCAAGGGTGACTTAGCAACGCTTAAGGAAAAGTATGACACATACGGAAAGGCAATCGCAAAGGGCATTTGTGAATATCTTGGAGTTACGTTCAAGGAAGCTTCAAAGGCAAAAGAGACGTACCGTGTCCGCAAAACGTGGAAGGACGAAAAGTCTCAGAAGGGAGCGTTCACCAGTCTTACCAACGCTAAGAAATGTGCCGATAAAAACGGTTACTCTGTTTTTAACAGTAAAGGGAAGGCGGTGTATCGTGGCAAAAAGTAGGAAGATTAACAGAACGTACGTTGTTATCAAAGCGGACCCACTGCGGGTGAAGCCGTCTTACAAGTCGAAGCTGAAAAAAACTCTTTCGGTTGGAACAAAGGTTCATGCCACAAAGATTAAAGGATACTACATTTACGTTCCGGCACTCAAAGGTTGGACTATTTGGAAGGATTCTAAAGGGCAGAAATATGTCCGTCTTGTTTCCGTTCCGAAGAGTACGAAGGCAGACAAACTTCTGAAGGAACTTAAGGTGATCGCACATAAGTTGATTAAAGCTGGTGTGAAGTATAATGCTAATCATCCGTGTAAGAGTTTGGCCAGTGCGTTGAAGGGAAAGAGAACGAATTGTGCGACCTTTATCTCTTTCGGGCTACAGGAAATCGGCGTTCTTCCAAAGGGAAAATACATTTGGCTTGATACGAAGATTCACGGAACGGGGAAAGACATTATCAAGAAAAAGGCGAAAGTCGCATACCCTCGAAAGAAGTGGAGACAAGCGAAACTGAAACCTGGGGACATTTGCGGATTTGCCAATAAACCTCACACGATGGTGTATGTCGGCAAAGATAAGAACGGACACGCCTTATGGTATTCGGCAGGAGGTTCGGACGTGAAGCCGAAAAACCTCGGACCAAAGAGAAAACAGAAGTACGAAAACAGAACAGTATATGTGCGGATTCGCTTGAAATAGCGGTGTGGCGGGGCGAATGAGGCCCCGCTTTTCTTATATGCTAAAACAAAAACATGCTTACGAAAGGAGTATAAGTAATGGGCGGAATAAAGTATGTAAGCACTAAAGCCCCAACAGTCAAAGCACCTACATACAAAGCACCTGCTGGATATAAGGGTGCTTACGACAAACAGCTTTCAAGTGCCCTTGATAATGTCGTTAATTGGAAGTACGACCCCACAAAGGACGCTAGTTATCAGTCGCTTTCGAAACTGTACACACAACGTGGCGAACAGGCGGCTAGGAATACAATGGGGGATGCGGCGGCACTCAACGGAGGATTCGGAACAAGCTATGCGGTCAGTGCGGCTCAGCAGTCAAGGAACGACTACAACGCAGAATTTGCCACAAAGGCTATGGAGCTTGAAGACAAGGCGTATAATCGAGCTTCCACTTCCTTGTCCGCACTTAGAGACGCAGACGACACGTCATACGGACGGTACAGAGACAAGGTATCGGATAGTCAGTGGGGATATGAGCAGAACAACAACAACTATTGGCAGGGTAAGAACTTCAAGGAAGATTCTCTCATGAATCGCCTGAACTACAACGTGAATGTATATCAAGCAAAAAAAAGTAGCTCTTCTGGGGGTCGGAGGTCTTCTCGGAAGAGTAGCGGAGGTGGCAGAAGAAGTAGCGGAAGCACTTATTATTCACCTAGCGCCTCGACCTCCACAGGCTCTAGCGGTGGTTCGGGTGGAAAGTCCTTTGCCGATAAAGTAACGGCGGCGGCATCCAAACTTCAAAAGAATAAAAAGAAATAGAAAGGGGCATTGCCTTGGGAAAGAAAGATAAGAAAGCGTATGAAGCGTATCTTAAAGCCCACAAAGGAAAGGGTTCTTCAGGGAACTCTTTCCTTTCTACTAACACGAATAAAAGCAAGAAAGAAGTAAGCAAGCGTGTAAATGAAGTAAAGAAGTCCACTCCTAAAAAGAGCGGTAGTCAGGCTTATAGAGAGTATCAAAACATACATTCGGGAAACGGCTCTACAGGAAACACTTTTCAATCTACCAATGCGAACAAAAGCAAGAAGGAAGTAAAGAGAAGGGTTCAGAGTGTTTCCACACCATCTACTTCTCAGCGTGATAGTTATGAATCACGAAAAAAAGCGGCGAACAGTTACCTCAACAGGGAACGTTCGTCTACTTCTCGTCTCGGAAATACTTTTCAGGCGACAAGGGAAACGGCAAAGTATAACCCTGAAAAGCGTGAGAGACAGCAGGCTATTGAGAAGCAGAGAAGAGAGGGAATTAAGGCGGTAGAAAATCGCTACTCGAAAACTTCCAGTCCGTCCAAACTCCATGACGGCGTAATGTCTGAACAGCAGACTGAACCTATTCATGAGAAGCAAGTCAAGATTGAGAATGAAATAACCGAACAGAACAGACAGCGTGCAAAAGACTACATGGAGCAGGAGTCTTCAGGGCAGAAACAGCACGAAGGGAAGTTCAACGGAACGAAGAACGCGAATCAGCAAGAAGCGGTTCGCGGAATGGCAGAGGTTAAAAAGAATAATCAGGATCGCATTGAAGCGGAAACCGCACGGAAGAATCTTCAGGCAAAAGTGAAAGAGAGTGGCTCTAACGGTAGCTCTCAGCTCGGGAACAACTTCAACAAGGACGTTAACGCTGTTCGTGAGAGCGTGAAGAATAAATCGGGCAAGTACTACGAAGAAGCTCAGCGGATTAAGAAGAACGAAGAAACAGAGCGTGAGAATCAGGCTGTTTCATTGCGCAGAATTTCCGACAAGTCGGATAGACAGGTTGAGATTGAGAATCAGAAAAAGCTCGAAGAAACCAAAAAGCAGCTATCGAAAAATCGGAGCAAGGAAAAGGTTTCCTATGGTGCTTCCCCTATGGAGATGGGAGAACATCAGAACGGTTCTACAGCTTCTCGGAGAATGGATAATAACCGTATCGATTTGTCCAATACGAAGTTGGCTCATGCTGATGAGAGATTAAGTGACGCTACAGTCGGAACAGGGAAACAGATTGTCGGAGGCTTTGCAAAGACTGCTGGCGACGTTGCGGACGTGTACACAAGACACGGCGGAGCTTCTATCGTTAAGGCAAACAAGTTCGAAGAAGAAAGATTTATCAATAGTCAGATTCAGCGAAAGGACGTGTCAGAGGGCACTAAGAACACTCTCAGAGGGGTTAAGGACGGCTACAACAACGCAGAGCAGTATATGCGTAGTGGCGGCATGTATAATCCAGGGAAGGCTTTGTATTCCGTTGGAGAGAAGATTCAGGCAAGCGGAGACAGACAGGTTGAAAAATCCATGGAAGGATTAACACGCTTTGAGAAAATCCTCATGGGTGCCTATACGTCAGGACTCGGCACGGCGGCAGACATGACATTCGGTCCGTATTGGGCTGTGTCCATGGCAGCTAGAACGTACGGTAACACAAGAGGTAGTGCAGAGGCGCAGGGAGCAACAGTTGGTGAAGATAGACTGTATTCCGTGCTACAAGCATTAAAAGAGACTGGCACAGAGTACATGTTCGCTGGAGCAGGTCTCGCAAGCAAGCTCACTGGAGCAGGAGCGGCTCTTGAGAAAACTGGGCTCGGTGCTTTAAAGTCAACCGCACTTGATAGACTCGCCGTAGGGGTCGGAAACAGATTCGGAAACGTAGCGGCTAATGTGGCTTATTCGGGCGCAAAGCTTGCACTCGGTGGAACAGAAGAAGCAACAGAAGAACTTATAGGCGGGATTTTGGATGCGCCTATTGCGAACCTTTCCTATGGGAACGCCGTAGATTCTCGGAGAGAAAAGAGCTACCGTGAAATGCTTCTCAGCGGTTCAGATAGCCTTGAAGATAGAATCTCTAATGAGGCGGCTCAGTATGGAGTCAGCAGGGAAGAACTGGCGAAGGCTTACGGAGAAGACATTAACAGTAAAGAGTTTTCGGAAGAGCTGATTCAATCCTATGTGGATTCGGGAATGAGTCAGAAACAGGCTGTTTCCATGGCAGAAAAAATGCAAAAGTATCTATCCGCAAGCATTTCAGGCGACTCTAAAAAGGCGAAGAAATTTGAAGATGAAATGACGGCAGAATACATGAAAGGTGTTTCCGTGAAACAGAAATTCTCTGCTTCCGACACTTTGGATGCCATGGCTTCTGCATACATTATGACAGCAGTAACAGGTGTAGCAACTAATGGTCGTGTTCTTTCCTACGGAGCAGATGTTAGAGACAGTCTGAAGCAGAACTATGCAATGAAGAGCATGAGAGGACTCAACGATAATCTCAGTCCTGAAATTCTCAAGAACGTACTCTCGGAAAAGGTTTCAAGTTATAACACGGCACAGGCACTCGCGGATATTGCGGTGAATGTGGAGGATAGCAAAATTTCCACAAGAGCACAAGCAATTAAAGATACTGCTAACGAGGGAACGGACATTGCCTTGGAGCAGTACGCTGAACTTGCTCATGCTATCAATACTCAGATGACAAAGGACTCTGAGTCTATTCAGACTGCACGGAATTTAGCTATGCAGAAAGCTCAGAATGAGAAGCTTGACGCAGGGGCAGACAGACTTGTTAATGGATCGTCTCGACTCGCTCAACAGCACGGAGACGAGGTTATAAAGAAAGTCACCGACACGGCAAATGAAATGAACAAGTCTTTTGATGAAGATAGGCGACTTGACGATGCTCAGATTGGCGACGTAGCAAGAGCGGCAGGAAACCTTGAAACAGGAACGCTGAATCCAGAAGACGTGGAAACTCTTATGTCTAACAAAACAGAAGAGCGTGAGGTATTTGAACAGGCGACCGGAGAGAAGTTACCGCAGGAGCTGAACAGCGACGGCACATTGAATGCGGTTGAAACAAACAGGGCAACAAGAGAATACCTTTTTGCAAAGGCGGCAGATAATTTTGTTACCCTTGCACGGGAAGAGAACGAAGTGTACAAGAACGAAGTACGTGGCAGATATGAATCCGAGTACTCGAATAACATGGGCTCTATCGGACAAAGCGTAGTACAGGAGATTTCAAGCAAAGCAGACGTTTCATCCGAAGCGGATTACAACGTTCTCATGCGGCAGATGGAGCGTGCGTATAATGCGGCGAAGGAAGGAAAGCCTGATAACATACTTGATACTATCAAGCGTGACATTGTGGAGAACTACGGATTCAAGGAAGAGGATGTAGACTCCATGATTGGAGCGGGTAAAATCGATTCATCGGGGAATGGATTTACCGTAAAGGCAAACGGCAATGTGACCGCCGAAACAAGAAAAGCGTTGAAACAGTTTGCCGATATCTTCTCGGTGAACATTGAATTGACCGAAGACATTCAGAGCTACACAAACGGAGCCGATGTGAACGGTCTGTTTGACTATGCAACGAATACGATTATTCTGAATTCGGCTACACCTTCTGAAAATATGGCATATACTGCAATGCATGAGCTTGTCCACGGTATCAAGGATTATGATTCCAAAGGGTACACAAACCTTGCTAAAGCATTCAAGACGATGTGGACACAGGATAATGCGGAGAACTTCAAGAAGACAATTGAGAGCGTGAAAGAACGCTACAAGAATGCGGGGAAAGAGCTTAACGATGAGCAGGCATTGGAAGAGGTTATTTGCTCTCAGATGGGCGAAATTCTGCACGATGATAAGTTCATGGACAGAATTACCGAAAAGCATTTTAAAGCCGGCAGAACGCTTTTAAACGCCGTTAGAAGGGTAATCAGAAAGATTCGGGATATATTCGGTCTCGGAAATCAGTTCGACAGCAGATACAAGGAAGCTCTGTTCTCTCAGTACAATCTTCTTAAGGATGCCGAAGAGTTTTTGGCAACAGCACTCCACAACAAAAAGCTTGCTATGGGTCTTGGAAAGATGGTACAGCGTGAAGAAAAAGCATATTCCGTAAACGATGAATATTCACCTGATTATGAACCGCAAATGGATGAATATTATATACACCACTTAAACAAAGACGAGTATGAAAAACAGCTCAGAGAATACGGAGAAGAGCGGTGGACGGCTTCCGACCAGGAGGAATACGATCGCATAGATAAAGCAATCGCCGAATACGCTGAAGTAGATGAAAACTTTGAACCGATAAGAACTTTAACGGCAGAAGAGCGTGAAGAAAAGAATAAGCTCATTTCTCAGAGGGGAGAGCTTGACGAAAGAATGGAGCGTGTAGCACAGTTAATCGAGTACAGACGGCGTAATGGATTAGAACAGGAATCCGTGGACACTACATATGATGATAAATACAATAATTATCTTAAAGGTTTCACTAACAATGAGAACAGTGAAGACAGTGAACTTATATCCGAACTTATCAACTGGAATGAAGAGAATGAGGAACACAAGGACTTCAAGAAACAGTCGTTCCCACGATTCAATCCTATGATTGAACAGGATAACATCGACACGAGAGCGGAAATTAAGGAAACTATCGATTCTGTTATTGAACCGCTTAAGGCAGACAAGAAACTTACACATGGTCAGGTGTTGGACGCAAAGTCCGTGAAGAACAAGGTTAGCGACCTTCTGCACGAGGTTGTCGGCACGGACACTGTAATGTCGAAGAAGACCATGCGTGAGACAAGAGATTTTACGGTAGACGCTCTCTCAACAGCATACTATGAACTTCAGAAAGAACATCCGAATATGGATGTTGTTTACGACGTATTGGAAAAAGCAAGTGAAGAGATTGTGGACGTGGTTCGTGAGAACTATGAAAACGATGATATGAGTGACTTCATCGTGGCAAAGAGAGAACTTAGGAAGAACCCTATTTATATCGCTAGAGATAGAAACGGAAACAAACATAGCGGTAGAGGATGGGGTGAAACACTAACCGATAGGAATAAGAGATATCGCTTTGTAACAATAAGGCACGCGGACAGCAGTCGTAGAGGAGTGTTCGGTCAAATGGTTGAGGCTGGACAGATTGAGAAGCAGGCAAATTCCGACCATTGGTTAGAAAACCTCCCGACTTTATCACGCTTGCTATTTGGTACAGAATATTCGACATTAGGTGGTCCGCTATATGATATGAAAGAAATTCATAACGACGACAGCCTCCCAGACATCGTTGAGGAAGGAATGCGGCAGTGGGAAGACTGGATATACAGAGAACAAGGCTTTGATGTTATCTATGATTGCAACCAAATGAAAAAGACTCTCGTAAACGACCTTTCGGAAATCCTTGTTCAGGATGCGGAATCGTATAAAACCTATGCCGATAAGCAGAAGGAAAAGTACGACACGATGAAGAACCGCCTTAAAGGTGAACGGGACGCTCTCGCCGCCGAACTGAAAGACACGAAAAATGAATTGGGTAAAACGAAAGCTACGGCGGAAAATAGGGAGAAGAAGTATGAGAAGAAACTCGAATCCCAGGAAACGAAGTATAAGAAAATGCTTGATGCTCGAGATAAGCGTATCGAGAAAGTAAAGGAAAAGAACAAGGCGAAAGAAGAAAAGCGGAAACTGCGTGAAGAGACTAAAAAGGTTCTTGATAAAATCAACGTGAACTATGCATGGCTTTCGTCAAGACTTCTCACAAAGGAGCGGAGGTACGATAAGAACATCCCGCAAGAGATTCGAAGACCACTAGCACAAGCTCTTGTAGCACTCGACATTCAGTCGGCAAACTCGATTAAGGCAGAGCAGAGAAGCATTGAGAAAACTGGCGTGCCTACAGGTGCGGCATTGAAGCTCCACGCATTAAGAGACGCTATGCTTGAAATTTCTAAAGAGAAGGAATATCAGGGCATGTTCACAGAGAATGACGTTCTCATGAGCAACATGGAACAGCTCGCCTCGATTGGAAAGCCTATGAGAGATATGGATTTAGAGGAGCTGAATCTCGTAAAGAACGTTCTCGATGGCATTCGATTTGAGATTACCGAAGGGCAGAAGATGGAACTGAACGGACATAAAGAGTCGTTCAAAAGAATCAGCGATAGCATTTGCTCTGATTTCGAGGATACTATTAAGAGATACGGAGAAGCGAAGAAATTCAAGGGGGCTTATGGCTTGGTTCGTGACTTTGTGAACTTTGATAACGTAACCCCTATGAGCTTTTTCAAGAATGCGGGTGGCACGTTCAGTCACATTTGGGACGTACTCAGAAAGTCTCAGGATGAGTATTTCCAGTACACGAAGGAAACAGCAGAGTTCGTTGAAACACTTCCTGGCAATAAACGGTGGTTACGCCTTAATGGCGGTCACAGTGACGCTCAGAAGTGGCAGGACCACAGGAACGAGATTGAGCTTGAATCAGGAAAGAAAATTGATGTAAGCGACACACAGATTATGTCACTGTATCTGCTGGCGAAACGTAAAGCGGCGATGCGGCATATCTACGGAGAAGGCATCCGTGTTCCTATCGTTAAGAAGGACGGGCGAAAGATTCGGGAGAAAGTCGCCGATAAGGTTCTCATGCGTGACATGACGGACTATGAATCGGTGGCAGTTACCGACGCTGACTTAGCAGATATGTTCTCACGGCTTACACCACAGCAGAAGAAGTTCGCAAACGCAATGCAGGACTACCTTTCAACAGTAATTGCAGAGCGTGGAAACAAAGCCTCCATGGCTATGTACGGAGTTCGCTTGTTTGAGGAAGATAAGTATTTTCCGATGTACACAGTACAGGACGGAAAGTTTAAAAACCTCGAAACAGGCTACAATGGAATTGCGGGCATTCCTGACCCTGGATGGAGTAAGAACGTAAACGAGAAGGCAGAGAACGCTCTTGTGATTGAGGATTGTATCAGGGTATTTGCTCGTCACTGCGATGAGATGAATCTGTACGCTTCTTCACAGAAGGCACTGAAAGACATTGCACGTCTTCTGAACACAGGGAATGTAAGCGAACAGATGATTCGTGCGTTCGGTACTCAGTCTATCGACTACACAAAGAATATCATCAATGACTTCAGACACCAGCAGGATAAGAATATTGACGGTTGGTCAAAGATTATCAATGCAGGAATGAATAACTACAAAAGAGCTGCTATTGCCGCAAACCTTAGCGTGTGGGCACAGCAGTACACGGCAGTTTGCAGAGCGTGGATGACCATTAGCCCGAAGTATTTCTTCCTGCGGAGTCCTAAAGACACAATGCTTCCGGCGAAGATTCAGGCGAAGAAGCGAAACGCTCTTATCGATGAGATGAACAAGTATTGCCCTATTACGTGGTGGAAGTTCCAAGGAAACCACGAACTGAACTTCTCACGCTCATCAGAGGACATTATCATGAACCATAAGCCTATTCGTGATACGCTCGCTATGGGTGTTTATGAAGCGGCAGACCTTAGAACATGGCTCCACATTTGGAAGGCGGTAAAAGCGGAGACAAGGGAAACACGGAAAGACTTAAAGCCTGGAAGTGAACAGTTCCTTGAGTACTGCGGTAAACGTGCGGCATACATTTTCGACTACACGCAAACGGTAGACTCTCCACTTCACAGAGCACAGATTATGCGTGACAAGAATGTCATTGCTAAATCGGTGTCCTCGTTTAAGGCAGAGCCGCTTAAGACGTTCAATATCTTCAGAGACTCTCTCATCGAAGCAGGAAGATACAAGAAGGACGGGAAAAAGCTGAAAGCCGCCAAGGCAGTAACGAAGATGGCTACCGTTCTTACAATCAATTCCTTTGCGGCGGCATTTGCAAAGACTCTCATTCAGGCAATGAGGAAAACGGATAAGGCGAAGGATGATGATGAACCTATCACCTATCTTGCGGCATTCAAAGATTTGTTTGGTGATAACTTCTGGGATAATGAGAATCCTATTCGGCAGATTCCAGGATTTGAAGAGTTGTGGAATGTATTTAACACAACACTGGATTTGCTAAGCGGTGAAGAGGTTGATTATTTCAGCTTGATGTCACAGAGCAACATTACGTCCGATTGGCTTTACTCAATCAATAAGGCTCTCTACAAGTACAACAAGAAAAAAGAAGATAACGACTTATCAATCGGTGACAGCGTTGACTTCTTGAACACAGTCCTCGCCTTTGCAGGATTTGGATTTGCCAATGCTAAAAGAGACGTGGGAGCCGTAACAAACGCTCTCGGATTACCCGATCCATTCGCTGTATTTGCGGACGCCGCGGAAGACCGTGCTGACGTATTCGCAAAGAAATACAAAGAGATGGGCGGAAAAGTCCCTGGAGAACCAAATGCAGTAGAGAAAAAACTCGGCGGAGTGGCAGAAAAAGCCGCTGAATCAAGTACTCTTTTCGGAAAGTTAAAGAGCGCTTATGACAAGCTCACAAACTCAGAGGATACCGACGACTACGGATTTTGGGACGATGAAGGACTCGGAGGTAGAACAATTAAAGCTCTTCTGCATGTCAAAGAGGGCTCGAAGCTTGATAAAAGGCTGGATTCGTGGGGATTTACGAGAGACAAGAAGGAACGTGAAAAGGCGGCTTTTGACGCCGATGTTGAGAAGGCTCTCGCAAAAGCTCAGAACAAGAAGGGTGAGTACCGTGAAGAAGCCGTTGTCAACTATATCAAGAAGGACTGGAAGAAGAACCTTAAAGAAGGAACAATCTCCATCACAGATTGGTACAAGGATTGTGAGCGAAGAAAAAAGTTGATGAAGGCTTGTGGGGTTTCGAAGGAGTCTCGGGAAAAGTTCAATGAAGCGATTATCAGCGAAACTCGGACGAGATACCACAAGGACATTGAAAAGTGGGATAAGAAGGCATTCTCTCGGATGGACGAGTACACGAACTACCTTGCGGAACAGGGTTGGTCAAAAGAGGACATTTCACGAAAGATGATTGAGAACTCAGATACGGCACGTGAGTTTAAACAAGCGTGCAAAGTTGAGAATGCGGAGGGTGCGGCGAAGTCATTGGCAAAGCTGATGGATGCAGGCATTACCAAAGAGGATATCAATTATCTGTACGAAAACCGTAACCGTGTGAAGATTGCTAAGGACTCGAAGTACTACAAGGAAGCACAAGAACTCGGATTGGCTGATGATGGAAGTAAAGGAAAGTCCACAGGAAAGTATATCTTCCCGGCAAGAGGAACAATCACTTCCTATTTCGGCTACAGAAACGCTCCTACCGCAGGCGCTTCATCGAATCATCCAGCAATTGACATTGCCGTCCCTGAAGGCACAAGGGTTAGTGCATCCGATGGCGGAACGGTTATCGCGACAGGGTGGTCAGGAGGCTATGGAAACATCGTGCAGATTGACCATGGAAACGGAGTAGTCACTCAGTACAGCCACTTGTCTAAAGTCGGGGTAAGGAAAGGTCAGAAGGTTGCACGTGGTCAGGAGGTCGCCTTGTCAGGTAACACAGGAGTTTCTACGGGTCCGCACCTTGATTTCAAGATGATGATTAACGGCGAACCGGTTGACCCACTCAAACATCTTACAAAGTAGGTGGCTGAAATGACCAACGAAGTAATATGGACAAAAATAGTGCTGGAGCGGTTCATTGAGCAAGCGAACTTAACCGATGATGAAGAGATTGTAATGCGGACACGTGCGGCAGGGTGGAGCAGAACAAAGCAAGCAATGGAACTGAACTTATCTGTTTCAACAATTGATAGGATTATCAGCAGACTTAAACGGAAGTATGACGAAGTGCAGGCATAAGACCCCATCTTACCTCCACGGCAACGGGGAATTTACAGATAGCAATGTGATAGGAAAACGACGGTTAAGCAGAGGTTTAGCCGTCGTTTTTATTGTTACAATTTTTCCAAGGAGGAATAATACCATGTACGGATTTTATCAGCCATACGGGGGCAATGAACAGCTTGTAAGGGTAACTGGTCTTGATGGTGCTAAAGCCTATCAAATGCGCCCGAATAGTTCCGTTGCTCTATTTGATGGAGCAGAAGACGTATTCTATCTCAAATCAACCGATGGGGCAGGGTTTCCAACGATTCGAATCTTCCGATTCGAGGAAGTCACAGCTACACAAAATGTTTCACAAGAGTATATCACCAAAGCAGAATTCGAACAGTTCAAGGAGGAACTTTTAAATGGGAAGCAGTATATTCAAGAATCAGAACAGCAGACAGATAGATAGCCTAGTGGATCGTGCAAAAGCCATGATGAACGACACACGGCAAATGCAGAATGTTATGGGTATGCTTTCTGGAAAAGGAATGTCCGCAGAACAGATGGTTCGTTCCATCTGTAAAGAGCGGGGAATCGATGTGAACGAATTTATGCATAGCATCAAATAGAATCGTTATAACACTTGCAAGTGAGAAGTTATTTTTATTTTTCGGAACATCCGAAGGAAGGAGAACAATATGGAAAACATGAGCTTGTCTGATATTGCCGCTGTCACAAAGGATAATGATGAATATTTTGGCAACGGTGGAATGTGGATTTTCGCCCTTCTGATTCTGATGATGATGGGCGGCGGATATTGGAACAGAGGAAATCAGAGCGAACCAGTAACCGAAGCAGGATTATGCAACGCAATGAACTTTAACGGTCTTGAGAATGCAGTAGGTAGACTGAACGATAGCCTTCAGAGCGATTACATGGGCTTGCAGAACGGTATCTCAAATCTCGGTTATGAGACTTTGAGAAACTTCAACGAGACTCAGAATCGGATTTCTGATTGTTGTTGCACTACTCAGCGTGGTATCGATGGCGTGAATTACAACGGAGCAATCAATACCGCAAATATCAACGCAAACACTACAGCACAGACTCAGAAGATTCTGGACGCATTGTCTCAGAACAAAATCGAGTCGTTGCAGGCACAGGTTACACAGCTTCAGATGCAGAACGCAATGTGCGGTGTCGTGAGATACCCTAATGCCACAACTTATTGCAGTGGCGCTAATCCATTCGGAAACTGCGGTTGCGGGAATGCTATCTAACTAGTCGTAGGGCATGAAAGCCAAGGAGGTAATTATGAGTTGTAAAAGTGCGATTTATGCGGTTAACACAAGCACAGCGACAATTCCGGATGGTGGTAATTATCAACCGGATACCATCATTAGACGTTTTGGGCAGTGTTGCCAAATGACAAACAACGCCATGCAGATTAATGGTCAAGGCTATTATGATGTTGCCGTCACAGCTACGGTAGTCGGAACGGTAGCGGGCAATGTTACAATGACGGTGTATCAGGACGGAACAGCCGTTCCGGGAATGAATGCTACACAGACCATCAAGGCGGAGGGAGATACCGTCACACTGGGAACAAGCGGAATCGTTCGGGTGTACTGCGGTAGGAACAGCTCGACATTGACTGTTGTAATGGGCGGTCAAGCCGTAACAGGAAGCAATCTTGCTGTTGATATTACAAAGCAGTAAGAGAACAAATGTTCTTGAAAAGCGATGATGAAAGGTGTACAATACACTTGTACATATAATCAGCGTTCTCTCTCATTGAGCGCCTCCTGTTCAGATAAAATCAAATGTGCGGTTTGCAGGGAAACGGGTCGGAGTTATCCGACTCTTTTTTCATGTGACAAGTTTTAGCGAATCAACGCTAACTATGAGCGTGTTCACATTTCTTCTGTACTGATTGAGAAGATGTCCTGTGATAACAAAACAGTCTGTTATCTTAAACTTTGCCGTATCATAATCAATACACCGAACAAATACACCGTTGCAATCAAGAACAAAATAATCATCATACCTTCTAGCAAGCATCCCACTTAATCGAACAAAATTATCCATTGATTCGCTCCTTTCTTTACGTTTGATAAGTTGGATTTTATCCAAATTAAACGGGTAGCACAATTCTAAAAATGCACTGTTTTTAAATGAAAATGGTTACATTTTTGTCTAGTTGATATAAAATAGGCTGGGAGGTGAGAATAATGACGGTAGGAGAAATTATGAAGTACACAAGAAAGAGGGTTGGGAAGTCACAATCATTTATGGCAGAAGCACTTAACGTGGAAGTTCGGACTATCGGTAGGTGGGAAAATGGAAAGAGTGAGCCGACTGTAAGCGAAATGATAGAGTGGTTTCGCGCGGTTGGAGAAAATCCTATCCCGTATATGTTTATATTGTCATATCCCGACGAGTTCGCTTTAGAAGAAAGTGAGAACGCAGACAATATAGAACGCCTGTATGAATTAATGTCCGAAAACCTAACTCCAGAAGATAAACTTGCACTGGTGTACATCTATTCGGGGAGTCACGGCTCAAGTCCAGCCTCAGTAATACAGCTTACTTTAGCTCATTTGTGCAACCCATTAGGCGCACGCATTCTTGTAGCTGAACACATTTTGGAAGACTACAAATTAAAACTAATGAATGGTGAAATAGAAGCACCTGAAGAGTTTCGCCCAAACGTGTCAATGCTGGAAAGAGCCGTAGAGGCGGCGAAAGAATCATACATAGATGGGAAAAAAGGCTATAGCAGTCCGTCTCATGAAGATGTAACAAATGTGTAACAGAAAAATTTATAACTTTGGATAACAATGAATAACATCCCCATCATAAAACGCTTAGTTTTCAACAGTTTTGATAGAGATGTTAACAAGTGTTATCGGCTTCATAAATAATAATAATCTATGAGAAGTTGTTTGTAATCGTTGATATTAAAAGGTTTGAGAGTGATTACTGTAAAAAGTGTAACGAGAATGTAACATTTGATAAGATTAGTCGCACTTTTCCACAGATTGAGACAACATCGTTCCTAATGCTGACGCTATTTCGTCATCATTATTTTTTTGCTCGAATAAGTGCGTATATATACCTAGCGTTGTTGATATGTTTGAATGCCCCATGCGCTTAGATACTATCTCGGGATTCACGCCTAAAGAAATGCATATCGAAGCGTATGTGTGGCGCAGTGCGTGGAAAGAGATTGGTTCAAGCCCTATTTTCTTCATATAGGATTGTAGCCGTGTTATGCATAGAGAAGCATGGAAAGCTTCTCCGTTTCCTTCTTTCAGCAAATAAGGTGAATCGACCCACGCTTTCCCATACCTTAGTTTGCTCTGTATGTGCTGTTTCCGAAGGGCTATAACATCATCAACTACCAATTGTGGAAGTATGCATAGACGCTCACCGGAAGATGTTTTCGTTTCCTTGACAAACACTTCTCTTAAATTGGGTGAATATCTTGCACGCTTAATATAGAATCTTCCATCATCAGGAATTTCATCTTCCATTATTCCTAACACTTCCCCTTTTCGAAGCGATCCGAACAACGCAAGTTCGAAACAGACTTTATAATCTAGCGGCAGTTCGTCTAGGTGTGAGCAGAAAACAGTGAAATCTTCGGGTGACAATATCTGTACTTCCTTTTTTCTTACGGAAGGAAGGCTCACGTCGTGACATGGATTCGTCTTAATTAGGTTCCACGTTACAGCAATAGAGCAACAGTTACGAAGAAGGGAGTATGTGAAGCGGATTGTTCTCGGTGAAAGCTCGGAAGATAAATCATCAACCCACATTTGAAGGGTGCGAGGGGAAAGCTTTTCAAGGCGCAACAAACCGATGGTGTTGTCTATGCGGTTGCGCTGATCGTTGTAGGTGTGAATCGTATTTGGGGATTTATTATTGATAACCTGACTCCATACAGCATTACACATGTCGGAAACAGTTCTGCATTGGGCGGATATTCCCGATATTGACTCAACCCATTCATTTATTTGATTGTTTAAATCTCGTTTTGTGGAAGCGTGAAACACTTTTGATTTCTGCTTCCTTTTTCCTACATAGTCGGTGTTAATATCAATCCACACTCTGTACTTATTCTTTTCAAGCTGTTTTATATGCATGACTACTTCCTTTTGTTAATAACAAAATCAATATAATCAGATACGTTTTCCATATCGGACGGAGATAAACGACTTATTTTATCGCATAGAATGTCATAAGGTGTTTTTTCTCTATGTTCATCATCAAATGTTTTAAGCTCGTTCCAACCTGTTAAATAAGAAATAGAACAGTTGAGAATGGAAGCAAACTTTGGGAGCTTACTTCTCGGTATGTCGCCAGTGCCGTTCTCAATTTTGAATATTGAGGCTTTTGATTTATAACCCAACGCCCTTGCTAAGTCCTCTTGCGACATATCCATTGCCAATCTTCTACTTTTTACTCTGTCCCCTATAGTTTCAATACTCATAATGCCACCTCCTGTGGCAATAATAGCATATAGCAAAAAAGTGAACAATAATTTTCAAAAAATTGAAAAAATACGTTGACTTCTGTTAGCCAAAATGATATTATATGACTGTCAAAAGTAGTCAACGGAAAGGAGGTGCTTGATGGTAAATACTGAGCTTCTAAATTTGAAAATTAAAGAATCAGGACTTAAGAAAAGCCAGTTGTGCAAAGCGATGGGTATTACTTATCAGGCGTTTCGCCGTAAGAGAATCAATGCATCCGCTTTCACGTCACAAGAAGTAAACACGCTGTGCGAATTGCTTAACATTAGAACAATGGCAGAAATGAAGAAAATTTTTTTTAGCCAAAACGGCTAATTTTCTTAGCCAAATCAGCTGAAAAGTAAACGAATGGAGGCTGTGATGTTTGTGAAGGTATCAGAGTTCGCGGAAATCATGGGGATTAGCACGGTGTCTGTATACCGACTTATTGAGAGCGATTCAATCCCGTATTACAGAATCGGGAAAAGTATTCGACTCAATATTGATGATTTTCGCAAAGGAAAGGAAAAAGGTTATGAAGAATTTCAGATTGAAGATTAAGAAGTTCCTCGAAGATGAAGCGGCGGAAGAGTACAACGGCGACACGCTGGGAATGTACATCGGAGGCACAATCGGAACGCTGCTGATGGTGGCAGTAATTTTGTTAGGAGGTATGTAAGATGGATTTCATGATTACAAGCGTTGATGATGTTAGCAGACAGGTGCATTACAGCATTAACAAGGCCAGTAACAAGTATGCGGTGAGAGCGCATAACGACAAGAACGGAAGAAGCGTTAGCAGAACGTTTGACGACTTGATGGACGCTTACAAGGTGTTCGAGAAGATTGTTTCCTGGGTGGTCTTCGGTCTGTATGCAGACAACGACAGAATGGACTTTATCGAGAAGGGAACAATGAGGTAGGAGGTACGCAATGCAGGTTCATAAGCAGTGTACATGGACGTTCGAAGAGAACCCAAAACGAGACGGGAAATACCTTGTCGCTTATGCGACTCCCGGCTCGGGAATCCACTACATCACTACAGATGATTACACGGTGGAATACGGGTGGGGGACATGCCCGTTCTACGATATGGAAATAAAGGGTCAACACCCCGAAGGTATGAGAGCATGGGCGGAGTTTCCGTTCTAAGGAGGTAAAAAGGTTATGGAAAATCAGGAATACATCGACTTGACGAAGAAGTACCGCTGTGAAGAGTGTGGAGCGGTATATACGGAGGACGACATTACAGAGGACACTGAGGTAATGTTCGACTGTGGAGAGCATGAGCAGACTTTCCATTACTGCCCGTGCTGTGGAGAGAGAATCGTGACGGAGGATTACTACTTCGACGAAGACGAACTCTCAAGAAGCGACATTGAGAAGGAATGGAACAGCGATTATATGAGAATGGCTTGGTAAGGAGGTACAAGATGTCTATCAATTATGAACAGATTAAGGCGGTTAATGCAGAGCTTAAGACGACTGATGTTAAAGGCAAGGACTATGCGGAGGTTCCACAGCGTGTGACCGCATTCCGAAAGCTTCATCCGATGGGAAGCATCAGAACGGACATTGTTTCCCTCGAAGATGGTGTGTGCGTTATCAGAGCGGAGGCATGGACTAAAGACGATGAAGGGAATGACGTTCTTCTCGGAACGGGTCTTGCCTACGAGAAGGAAGGTTCTTCCTTCATCAACAAAACATCGTACATTGAGAACTGTGAAACATCGGCGGTTGGAAGAGCGCTTGGATTCTGCGGTATCGGAATCGACACTTCCATCGCCAGTGCAGAAGAGGTGCTGAACGCAAAGGAAAATCAGAAGGCCATGCAACCGATTTCAAAGTCTGAGTGCAGAGTGCTTGAACAGATGATGGAAGAGCTGGGAACGGACACTGAGAAGTTCCTGAAATATTACAAGGTCGAGAAGATTTCAGACATGACCAAAGCGGATTATGTTCACGCAAGCAAGGTTCTGAACAGCAAAATCGACAAGGCGAACGCTTGATGAAGTCGATATTACAGGATCGCGAATCCGGATGCCTATTCTGTGGGAATCCGAATACGGAAGAACATCACGTTTACGGCGGTGCTAATCGAAAGAACAGTACCGCCTACGGAATGATGGTTTACTTGTGCCACGCTCACCACAATGAGCCGCCGCACGGAGTACACCATAACAGAGAATTAAACGATAGATTGAAATCATGGGCGCAGATACGCTTTGAGGAAGCGTACCCGAACACAAATTTTGTGGAGGTTTTCGGAAGGAACTATGCGGATAAAGAATCTGAATCTTCAGACGACACTGTGGAGCGCACAACTAACGATTGAGTGTGACGTGAAGGAAGCTGCGGAGCTTCAGAGAATCATTGATGAAACCGGGAAGGTAGATTCCGAAGCGGAGTACACGGTATCTATCAAGCGGCGAAAGAAGAAAAGGTCACTGGACGCAAACGCTTATATGTGGGTGCTTTTAAAGGAGTTGGCTTTTAAGGTCGAAAATAGCCCCATAGAGCTTTACAGGTACTATGTAAGGGGATTCGGTCAATATTATGTAATTCCCGTGCGAGAGGACGCGTTAGAGGCCTTCTCGAAGGTGTGGAGCAGTCATGGTATAGCATGGTTTGTAGATGATATTGGACCATGCCGAAGGACGCAAGGCTACCACAACTTGAAAGCGTATTACGGAACGTCCGAATACGATACTAAGTCAATGTCAAGATTAATCGATGAGGTTGTTCTTGATTGCAAAGCTCAAGGCATTGAAACAATGTCGAGAGAAGAAATTAATTACTTGCTGGAAGGAGAGAAGAAGAATGAACAAAGTAATTGAGATTGGTCGGCTGGGAAGAGACCCTGAACTGACCTACGGAGGAGCACACAAGGACACGGCAATTTGCAAATTTACGCTTGCCGTAGATAGACCAACGGAGGGTACGGACTGGATTCGAATTATCGCCTTCGGAAAACAGGCGGAGAACTGTAACAAGTACCTGAAGAAGGGTAGCATGGTTGCGGTAGATGGACGGATTCAGACGGGTAGCTACGATGGCAAGGACGGAAAGAAAGTCTATACAACAGACGTTGTAGCAAACAGAATCGAATTCCTGACGAAACCAAAGAGCGACGATCGCCACGAGGCGAACCAGTCGTCAAGCGTTATGGACGCATTTATCGAGGATGATAGCGATTTGCCTTTCTAGGAGGTGGATATGAAAGTTAATGAGCGGAACTACATCACAGTTGAAGGCTGGATGAGAACAGAGCTAAATCTTACAGGAAATGAACTTCTTGTGTATGCGATTATCTACGGATTCTCACAGAACGGGCAAGGCGAGTTCAAAGGCACAGCACAATACCTTGCTGATTGGGTAGGGTGCTCGCGGCGGACTGTCATGCGGATTCTGAGCAAGCTTGTTGAAGATAACGTGATTTGCAAAAGAGAAGTGTTTCTCGAAAACGACGAAAAAAGAGCGTTTTATCAGGCTAACCCAAGTGTTTCAGAAAGCCCACAATGGTGTGACAAAAAGTCTCAGGGGGTAGGACAAAATGACGTAGGGGGTGTGACAAATTTTCATAGGGGGTGTGACAAAAAGTCTCAGGGGGTAGGACAAAATGACGTAGGGGGTGTGACAAATTTTCATATAGATAATACTAGTTATATTAATAGAGATATTACTAATAATACTAATAATGTGCATTCGTGTTCTGAACCCTCTGAAGAATCCTCTGAAGAGTTCTTTGAGAGAGCATGGCAGTACTACCCTAACAAGCGGGGAAAGGCTCAAGTCTCTGACAAGTCTAAAGAGCGATTAATGAGCCACGGTTGGGATAATGTCAAGCGTGCCATTGATAGATACCTCGAGGACTTGAAAAAAGACGAGTGGCGGAAGGCGCAGAACGGAAGCACCTTCTTCAACGGCGGATATATTGATTACCTCGACGAGAACTATACACCGCCGATGAATCCGAAGCTTGACTATAGCAAGACCGATTTAGATGATTTGTTCTAGGCGACGGCAACGAACTGTTCTGTAAGGCTCAGCGTAGGCATGGAATAGACAAGAGCGGCAAAGGAATTGACAAACTTAGCAATGGAAAGGAAGAGCCATGAACGGTTGCGCTCCGCTCTGCTGAGGAATTGAAGCGTTTGAACAGCTAAGGAATAGACCTGCAAAAGGCATGGAGTGGAATTGTCATGTAATGCAATGGCGTAGATTGGACTGGCATTGAATTGCAAAATCAGGAAGGAGAACGAATGAGAGAATTAAAGGAAAATGAATATGTACGTGATGGGACTATTTGGTGTTCGGTGTGCAATACGCCGAAGCAAATGGTGCTCCAGACTAAAAGGGGATTGCTCATTGTAGAACCAGGGTGTAAGTGCGTTGAAGAATCCCGGAACCTTGAAGAACGGCGGAAGCGTGAGGTCATTATCCAAAGGAACACAAGGTGCTGTTTCAAGGATTACGGAGAAGCCCAAAAGCTGGCGTACAGCCGAACACTTGAAGAACTTGAAGCCAATGAGTATGTAGACAAAGCTAAAGGCTACGCTGACCATTTCAATGATTTTTCGAGAGACGGGATAGGACTCCTGCTGGCTGGCGGAGTCGGAACGGGTAAATCCACAATAGCCGCAGGGATAGCGAACACGCTTCTCTTGAACGGCTACACGGTACGCTTTACGAACTTCTCGTACATTGCAGAAGAACTTGAAGGCTTGAAGGGCTATGAGAAGATGGAAAAGCTGATGAAACTAGTTCGCCATAGACTTCTTGTGATAGACGACTTTGGAATCGAACGGCAAACATCGGTGATGAAAGAACTTGTATACAAGGTCATAAACATGTGTTATGAAGCGAAAACGCCGCTCATAATCACAACTAACATCCCGATTGAAGAATTCAAGAAGCCTACAGAGACGATGGATGAACGATTGTACGATCGAATCCTGGAGCGGTGCCATCCCATCAAAATGGAAGGTGACAGCAGGCGGAGAGAAGCCGTGAAAGCAGAATTCCGCAGAAGGGAGGGGCTACTCAATGCTAATTAACGGTGGACTCGGAAGATTGCGGAAGTGGACTGAAAACGATTACCGATACGACGATGACAGGGAATATGGAGTTGAGAAACGCTTCACGTGCGTTATTAAAGGCGGAGAAGTTGCGTTCAGCGGCTGGGGAAAGACGGTCATACTGCCGATAGACGAAGCACTAGCAATAACAGGACTTCTCGCAGGAAGAGCAAAAGGCGCTCATGACTTCATTGGTGTGTATAAAGGACCTGCCGAATGTGAGGGATTGTCGCTTGCGGAGCTTGCAGGCGTGCAGCAGAAAGAAAAGCCGAAGGACTTGGAGAGAATCGCTGAAATACTCAAACACGGGCAAATGAAGATTGAGTTTGCGGCGAAGATAACAGGCGAATCCGTGGAAACGCTGGAAAGATGGTTGAACGAATAATGCTCTATAAGCTTAGTATCGAAAAAGTCCGAAAAAAGGTGATTACGGACGCCATGTATCGTGTCGATGATGATGTGGGCGGGGATAGACTTACTATCCTTTGCAGAGGGAAGGAGATAGCAATCAGCAGAGGTGATGAAAGCGTTAGATTGCCGCTTCAGGAAGCACTAACACTGCTGGACATGCTGGACAAACACTATGAATGTGTGAGCGATTCAATCCGAATCTATGCGGAGACGAATCACACAGAAATAAATTAGCCGTTATTACTCTAGATAAAACAAACAAAAAATCAACGTTAAAACAGAGAAAAGACAAGTCCCGCCTGAAAGGGCGGGCAAGGAGGAAAAAATGGAAACAATGAGAGTAAGACTGACGTTTATTGACGATGTACTGGGAACAGCTTCAAGCGACCCGAAGATTCATGAAACATACATCGCTTCAAACGCTCCTGACGCTCTTAGCCGCAAGGAAGAGGTTGAAATGCTGGGGGTAGATGAAGTTGTTGAGAAGGGAAAAACAGTGTTCCATAAGCTCGAAGACGGAACGCCGAAACGGATTAGCAATGAGCGGTACAGCTTAGGAAATGCATAGCGTATTCACGAAACGCGAAGGATATGAACCGATTCGGATAGAAGTGCAAATGCCTAGAATAGCAAATCAATGGAACGAACAAGAGCTTAGGGGCGATGGAAAAGCTATGCAGTGTGAAGATGTGCAATGGAAGAGAACAGCACGGAGAATCAAAGGAATGGCTGAGATTGGCGGAGCTTTGCCGTGGAAGAGAACAGCAAAGAATTGTTTAGGAAAAGAAAAACTAAAAGAGCAATGGATGAGCGTAGAGAAGCAATGGATTAGCAACGCTTTGAACCGTATGGAGACGAATAGCAAAGCAAAGGATAAGCATCGCGCAGAACAGCATAGGAGAGGAATAGATGGGAGTGGAAAATCATTGAAACGCAAAAGAGAAGTATCGTGAGGAGTCGCAAAGGAAGTGATTGGATTTGAGATGGAGTGGATGAGCAGAGAAATGAAACGGCATAGATCTGAAATGTTCCGAAAAAGTGCTGACTAGCGATGCTTAGAGCCGAATAGTGAAGCAATGGAATAGAAGGGCGCTGATTGGCGGAGGAGTCGAACCGCAAGGAGCAGTCAAGGAAAAGAGAAGATTGGCGTAGACAGCAAAGGAAAAGCTGTGAAGGGTAACGAACTGTAAAGGCTATGAATTGCCAAGAATAGAATCCTGGGCTGTGATACCCACAAAACGGCTTTAAACGGCTCATAACGCGTTCAAAAGTCGATTGTCAATAAATTCCTTAAGCGAAACAAAAGAACGAAATGGAGGGATTATGCGGAGCAACTTAGATGATGTGAGAGAGTTAATTGAACAGCGTTTGCAGTTCGTAACCGAAGACTATCAGGACGCTAGGAATCGCCATCAGAACAAAATGAAGTGCTTTCATCAAGGACAGATTGACGCCTATCAAGAAGTTCTTGAAATGCTGGAAGAGTTGGAAGAAGACGGTGATTTTTAGATAAAAGGAGGACAACGTGAAAAACAAAGAGAAAATGAGAGAAGAGTGCTTGCGGACGGCATGTGAGATTGTGAACGGAGCAAGGAAGGATTGCTACGGGGATGCGGAAGACAATTTTAAATTGATTGCTACCATGTGGGAATCATACCTTAAGGCTACTGGTTGCGATGTAGTGATTGAACCGAAGGATGTGGCAATGATGATGATTCTTCTGAAGGTGGCGAGAGGGGCGGCTCCAGGAATCCACCTTGACAACTATATTGATATTGCTGGTTATGCGGCGTGTGCGTACGGAATCGACGGAATGTTCAGAAGTGACGACTAGGAGGACTACATGGAAGCAAACGAGAGAACACTTGGCGAACTGATAAAGAAAATGAGAACGGCGAAGGGGATGCCACGAGGGAAGCTTGCAGAGGCGGTATATTCGGACACAGGTTCGATTTGCCGGTGGGAACATGGAGAGAATATCACATGGTACAAGTTCCTAGAGATTGCCCAAGCACTGGGCTACATTACGGACATTGAAGTGAATGGAGGTGCTGAGTGAGCAAATACAAGAGCAAGAAAACCGTTGTGAATGGTCAAACATTTGATTCAAAGAAAGAAGCAAATCGCTATCAAGAATTGCTCCTGCTGGAAAAGGCGGGTGCAATTCAAGACCTGCGGAGACAGGTAAAGTTTGTGCTCATCCACTCACAGAGGGATGAGAAGACGGGAAAGGTAATAGAGCGTGAGTGTTCCTATAGGGCGGATTTCGTCTATACCGAAGACGGCGAGACCGTTGTGGAGGACGTAAAAGGATTCCGGACGAAGGAATACATTATCAAGCGGAAGTTGATGTTGTACAAGTACGGTATAAGAATCAGAGAGGTGTAGGATGAAGGAATTAATCGGCTTTAATTTGATGGCGATTGCGGTAACCACAATGCTCGTATGGGTCACAAAATTGGATTGTGACTTGAAAGAAATACTGGGACTAATCGTTGAAGAAGTTTTGTTCCTTGGGACTTTGTCTATAGCAATCTATTTGATGGTGTATTGAAAAGGATTAGACAATGTCAAACAAGATTTAAACAAGTTTTAGTCAATGTCGGAAAGGATGTGAAAATGGCAAAGGAAACTGTGAAAGTGAGCTGGAGCGGTGGGAAGGATAGCACTTGCGCCGTACTCATCCACTTGGAGGCAGGACACAAAGTGAAGGCTGTGAACTACACACCGATGTTCACAGAAGAAATCCCGCTGCTGCTGAAAGACCATTATGAATTCATTCAGAAAACAGCAGAACGGTTTCGTGATATGGGAGCAGAGGTGCACATGGTCACAGGAATGACCTACCACGACTTTGTTCTACGGAGAAAAACAAAAGGTGCTGACAAGGGTGGAATCATGGGGTTTCCTTACTTCATACCGAGAATGTGCGAATTCAAGAATTTCTCCAAAGTACGTGCTTTGCACCGATGTGATGTTGGTCATTATGATTATGAAGACATTGGAATTGCTTATGATGAAAAGCTGAGACAGCAACAATTGAACGAGAAAAGACGCTCAATATTGGTGGAGTACAAAATCACGGAAGAACAGGCAATGGAGATTTGCAAACGCAACACATTCTTATCACCGCTCTATCAGCACTATAAACGTGACGGTTGCACGTTGTGTCCGAACGCACCGAAAAGGGAGCGTGAACAATGGTTTAGAGAGTTTCCGGAGGCAATCCCACTTGTTAGGGAACTACAAGACAAAGTGAAAGCTGAGAAACCGGAAAATCACGCACCGTTAAGAAATCACGAGTGGTTTTTATAAGGAGGACAAAATGAAGAATAGAGAAAAATATAAAAACGAGTTGATAAAGGTTATCAAGAAGGACGGTAAGCTGTGCGAATTCGTGAAAAAGCACGAGGTATTCCGGATGTTCGGAAAGGACTCAACAAATTACTGCAAAATGACTTGTGTTACTTGTGGCACGGCACTACAGATTTGGCTTGACGAAGAATACAAAGAACCAGAAGTGGACTGGGTTAAAGTCCCGGTTGACACGCTTGTAAGGGTTCGTGACAGAGAGGAACAAAAGTGGACTTTGATGTATTTCAAAGGAATCAGCGATTATGACCGTGCACACAGATTTATGACGTGGTGTGATGGAGCGACAAGCAAAACAGCCTTCGGCGGGGACTACGTGAGGTGGAAGTACTGCGAACTTGTGGAGGATGAGGACAATGACAAATAGAGACAGATTGATTGAAGCGTTGCGGGGCACTGCCCCGATGCTGTATATAGACAAGTCTTGTTGGAACAAATAAACTGCCCATATCTGCATGAGAACAAATGGTTATGCCGGGATGGAAGAGGGGATGAGTGGGTTCTTGACGAAACGTGCTTTGCGTGCATAGAAGATTGGTTATCAGAAGAATTAGATTTCGAAATGGAGGGACTAAAAAATGAATGGGGTAACAATTAGAAAAGTTGCAATGATCTCACAGCCTATGAGAGGTTTGACCAAAGAAGAGGTTGGAGAAACCCACGAAAAAGCAAGAAGGCACCTCGAAAGATTGGGCTACAAAGTTGTAAATACACTGTTCACAGATGATTGGTATAGCGAATCAGCTATGAAGGACAGAGGTGTTGTGAATATCCCACTTTGCTACCTAGCAAAATCGCTTGAGAATATGAGCTTGTGTAGTGTTGCCTATTTCTGCGACGGCTGGGAAGATGCTAGGGGATGCAGAATTGAGCACGATGTCGCCGAAGAATACGGGCTCGATATTATCTATGCAGAAGATGAAGAGGATCCCGAAGCTCCAATAACAGACGAACAGAAAATATTCCTGGAAGGAATGAACCACACTGAAATAGTGATGGATGCGTATTTCGATATGATTCTCGATGCATGGAGTGAGTGTTCTGATGAATATCAGAGGAGCGCCAAAATTATAAAAAATGGTGTTATTAAGTGGCTCACAGCCGCAAAGTTTGAGAGATATACAGATTTCGTGAAAGAGAATGAATCGAAGGTAAATGAATAAGTTCGAAAAAATGTGGAAAATTCTAAAAAAGGAATGTGTGAAGAATAAGGGAAAAGGCGCAAAGTGGTTGTTCTTTCTGTATCTGATGAACCGAATCGAAAGGGGAATTAATGTTCACGAAGAAACAAAAACAGCTGCTGAATTCAATCTTGAGGAAGCACGGATTCAGAAATCAGGTAGTCAAGACTTGTGAAGAACTCTCAGAACTCGAAGCAGCGCTTCTAAAGTGCTACAACAAGGGACCAGGTGAGGGAAGGATTGAGGCGGTACAGGAAGAAATAGCCGACGTTTATATCATGCTTGAACAAATCCGGAAGCAATTCCTGAGCAGGAATGAACTCGACGACTGGATCAACTACAAAATCACGCGTGAAGCGGAAAGGGGAAATCTTGCCGAATAATGGTCACTACACTTTATGCCCGTACTACAAGCACGAGAAGGATAAAGTGATTTACTGTGAAGACACTTCCAGACGGTTTTTACGACTGGAAGAAAAGGAAAACCATATGGTCAAGTATTGTGATAGTGCATGGGAGCGTTGCCCATACGCTATCACAATTTCCCATGTGTGGGAACAGATTAACAGTGACATGGAACACCAGCAGGAGATATATTTAACCCATCAAGTGAAAGCGATGAAGGGCGAACTTAAGAAGTTGAATGGAAGGTTGAACAAGCTCGAAAAATTTCAAGACATTGAAAAATAAAAAGGTTTTCCCTTCAGCTAGTGCAAAATTGGCAAAAAAACGAAAATCCCAAGGCTTTTTTATCGCCCTGGGAAGTCCGCAAAATCCATAATGTTATTTGAGAAAGGAGGCTAAAAAATGACTTATTAGAACCACTTATATTATACCATATTCGGCTTCCAATGTCTCGAGAAGTGTGATATAATTCCGATGTTACCAAACTTTTGTTTGATAATTTGTTGTGTTTTGGGGGATGCTGGTGACGGCATCCCCTATTTTTGTGCAAAGATAAACCCTCCCGCAAGGGGAGGGCGATCCTTCTAATAAATATATTTCGTGTACTCCTTCATGTCGTCGCCGTCCAGGATTTCGCCCGGGCGAACTACAAATTCAAAAGTATCGTCCAGGTAGTGAAAGAATACTTTCCCGTCGTCCGTCTCGTGGTCGGTGAGGTAGTCGTGCTTGATGGCGTTCTCCAGGTCCTCCATGGTGTAGTCCCAGCCGATCGCGTTCACGTACTTCAGGAACGTTTCAACGTTCTGCTCATATTCGGTTTTTGCGTTTTCGCTAATCTTGTCAAATTTGAATAATGCTCTGTAAGTCATTTTATGCCTCCTTAGTTTCCTGTTCCTTTTGTTTCATGTCGTTCTTGATTAACCACTCGATGTAGTTTGATAGGCTCCGCCCTTCCTCCTCGGCTACGGCTTTCGCCATAGCCTTGAAAGTAGGTGTTACCTTCATCGTGATCAGCTCCGTTTTCTTCTCAGTCTTTCCCATTTGGTTCTCCCTTCATCTAGTCCTCGTTGAGCGCGTTCCACACCTCGTAGTCCTCGTACTCAGTGTAAGGGTCTTCCGTGTAAGGCTCGTCACAGTCATAGCAGATATCCGAGTAAGGGATAGTAACGGAGTACACACGGAAGACTCCGCGCCCGTACTCCCGTCTGTCTCTGTCACACATGCGCGCCCAATCCTTTTTTGCCGCCTCAACCGCCTCCCGGCGGTCGGTAAATAACTGAATCTCCCACAAGTTACTGTTATAGGTCATCTGCTCGAACACGTATAGGTCGAGGTCCCGAACGTCGCCTTGCACGTTGAACTTGTTCGGGTCGCTATAGAACGCGATTCTCTCCGCCTGCTGGTCCTCGTCAAGTGTGCAATCATCTGCGATACACTCTTTGAAGTACTCCATCGCGCCCGCTATAGCGTCATCTTCATTCTCCGCCCAAATCGGCTGAAATCCATCGATAGAATCATCCCACCGGGAACGCTCGGCGTCCCAGAATTCCACAGGGTACGGAATACCCTCCATCTTCTTTCCGTTCTCAAAAATAGGCTCCGTTTTGGTTCTCCTTTCATCTGTTCAGATTTGCTTCAATTTCCGTGCTCTGCATCTTTCCCGGCTTGCAACGGGCTTTCGGCTGCATTACGGCGGGGCGAACGCCCCTACTGTGCTACGTATAGCACGCCTCCGTTTACTTCGCTGTAGCCGTCATAACTTAAGTCACGCGCTACGCCGTCCCAGTCAATGTGGTACGCGATCCAATCCGGGAAATCGCTCGGAATGTATCCACAATCATGGCACAGCTCACACGCGTAGTCCTCCAGGGTGGTATCCGGAACAAAGTAGGAGTCATCCCAGCACCGTTCCACCTCGTCCAGGTTGTCCATTTCCTCAGACATGGCTTCCAGCTTCTCCGCGTCATTGTATTCCAGCGCCTCCAGGCGTTCCGCAATATCGTTCAAGGAATAAATTCCAGTGAATTCGGAATCGATGAAGTTATAGAATCCGTCCAGGGCTACGACAACCGCATCGTGACCGCCGCAACAGGTCGCACAGTCGTTCAGGTAGTTCATTTCTTCCATTGTCGCCGGGAACGAGATTTCGAAATCTTTCCCCGTGTACAGGCTTCTGATGGTTGCGGTTCTCTTGGTTGTTGTGTTAGTTCTCATTGTGTTTACCTCACTTTTCTTTAAAAAAATTTGTTGTGTTTTGTCTTTGGGTCTCTTCCCTTTGACACCTATATAATACCACGAAAGTATTACCGTGTCAACACTTTTTTCATAATTTTTATTACCTTTTTAAAAAAACTGATGTTCTCTTTCTGAATTTGAATTGTATACGATTTTGAATGAATTGAGCGGGAAAACACTAACAATGTAGCGGCGCGCCGGTAACGTTGGCGGGCGAACTCACCCCGCGCGCGTGTGTAGAATCGTAACAACGACAACCGGAAAGGGGGAAAAATGGAAAAAAAGAAAAATCCGGAAAAACCGGAAAAGAAAAAAAACAGCCGTCCGGATTGGGACGCCATCCGGCGGGACTACATAACCAGCAACGACACGCAACCGGAAAGCGCCCGGCGGCACGGCGTTAACGTGTGCACATTGCGGAACCACGCCGCGCGGGAACACTGGGAGCAACAGCGCACAGCCTACCGCGGCGCCGTTAACGATAAGGCAATAGATACGGCGGCGACGTGTTCCGCCTACCGTGTAGCGTCCCAACTAACCGGGCTATCCTACGTGGTGGACGCGTTAGAACGTGAGACGCGGAAGGCGTTAGAAGACGGGGAACAGTTACACAGATACCTAGTACAGACGACCAGCAGGCACAAAGACGGCACGACGGAAACCGCCTACAAGGACATTACCAGCGACAAGGTAGACACGCGCGCCCTGCGTGACCTGACCGACAGTGTGAAGACGCTGGAGGCGCTCAAGCGGTCATTGCACGGGCTGGAGACCGCACAGGAGCGCCACCGGAAGCAAATCGAATCGGAACGACTGGCGCTGGAGCGAGAGCGGTTGGAACTGGAACGGGAGCGGCTGGAACTGACGCGCAAGCGAGAAGAACGAGACGCGGAAGGCGTGCAGGGCGTGCGGATAGTTGTAGGGGGGTATGCGGATGAATACAGCGAATAGACGGCGCACAGTACAGCTTGGGGCACCATCGCCGAAGCAAGACGCGTTCCTCCGTTGCCACCGGAAGTATATCGGCTATGGCGGCGCCCGTGGTGGTGGTAAGTCCTGGGCGGTGAGAGTTAAGGCTATCCTGCTTGGGCAACGCTTCCCGGGAATTCATATGTTGATAGTCCGCCGAACGTACAAGGAGTTGGAAGGTAACCATATTAGGACACTACGCCAGATGACACGGGACTTTGCGGCGTATAACTCAACCGATAAACTATTGACCTTCTCCAACGGGTCAACAATAGAATTCATGTATTGCGCCAGGGATGCGGACTTGGACAAACTCCAGGGGTTGGAGTATGACGTTATCTTTCTTGACGAGGCTACTCAGCTGTCGGAATATCAGATGCGGACAATAACAGCGACCCTCCGAGGCGTCAACGACTTCCCTAAGCGTGTATATTACACGTGCAACCCTGGAGGGCAAGGACACCAGTATATTAAGCGTCTATTTATTGACAAGCAATACAAACCCAACGAGAACCCCGACGAATATGCGTTCATCCAAGCTCTAGTGGACGACAACACGGCATTAATGGAATCGCAACCAGATTACCTAGCACAGCTGGAAGCGTTGCCCAAGGCGTTGCGGGAGGCTTGGCGGTATGGGCGTTGGGACGTGTTCGCGGGGCAGGTGTTCACGGAATTCACGGACGCTCCAGAACACTACGCCGACAAGCGTTATACACACGTGATTGAACCGTTCCCGATTCCGATAGGGTGGAACATCTACCGAGGTTTTGACTGGGGTTATTCCAAACCGTTCTCGGTTGGGTGGTATGCCGTGGCACCATCGGGCAGAATGTACCGATTCGCTGAACTGTACGGCTGTACAGGTGAACCTAATGAGGGCGTTCAATGGACGGTTGACCATGTAGCCGAAGAGATTAGGCGCATGGAAGAGGAACACCCATATATGAAAGGTCGGCATGTGTTCGGGATAGCGGATCCCGCTATATTCGCAGAGGACGGCGGGGAAAGTATCGCGGAGACAATGGAAAAACACAGGGTTTACTTTGACCGGGGCGACCATCAACGCATCCCCGGCAAAATGCAGTGCCATTACCGATTAGCCTTTGACGATGACGGGCGACCGATGTTTTACGTATTTAATACGTGTAAGCACTTCATCAGGTGTATTCCTGCGCTTATGTATGATGAGACAAGGGTTGAGGACATAGACACATCACTAGAAGACCACAACTACGATGAGTGGCGGTATGTGTGTATGGCTAGACCGATAGCACCGCGAGAAATGCACCACAAGAAAATTATTGACCCGAATAACATAGACGACCCTCTGAACATGGTCAGAGACAAGGTAGAGGGACAGACTACAGACGATATATTAACGTTTTACGAGGTATAGAGCATGAAGAAAAACAAAGAGCTGCGGAAAGCAGAGACCGACAAGAAAAACAATCAGTTCGGACAAAAGGACGCAAAGGACGCAAAAAAGGACGCAAAAGCGGAGCAGAACGCACCCAAAGCAGAGCAGACACCGAACAGACAGCAGAAGGAGCAGAACGGACAGCAGAGGGAAAGTCAGCCGAAACCACGAGAGCAGAGACAGCAGACCGAACCGAGAAGACAGCCGAAGGAACAGCCCAACGGAGAACAGCAGAGAGAACAGCAGAGAGAACAGAGACAGCCGAACGAGCAGAGGGAACAGCAGAACGGAGAGTATCGCCCCGAACGGTACAGACCGAAAGAGAACAAAGAACAGACTGAACAACAGCAGAGCGCACCGACTGAACCGCACTTCACACCTGATAAGGTGTCAGAGGTGCTTCAGATTCTGCACGAGTACAAAGACGGGAAAACAACCGTCGACATGAAAGCAACAGAAAATCAGGAATGGTGGCGGCTCAGACATTGGAACGTCATTCAGGGCAAGACGGAAGCGGGAAAAGCAAAAGTTGAGGTTGGGTCAGCGTGGGCGGTAAACTCCATTCTGAACAAACACGCCGATTTTATGGACTCATTCCCGAAGGCTAATGTATTGGCACGTGAAGCAGACGACGAGGAAGAGGCGCAGATTCTTTCAAAGATTCTCCCGGCAATCGAGGAACACACGGACGCGGAACAGGTGTATAACACCGCCGGTTATGACTTCCTGATAGATGGCACGGCGATAACCTCCGTATTATGGGACCCGATGGCACATGACGGAATGGGCGACATTAAGAAAACCAATGTGGATATTCATAACGTATTTTGGCAACCTGGAATTGAAGACATTCAGCAGTCTAAATATTTCTTTGATGTTTCCGTTGCTGATGTGAATGACGTGAAACTACAGTACCCCGACATAGCGGAGAAGATAGGCGGAGGAAAACAGGGCTTCATTACCGAGTACATTCACGATGATAATATTAACCATCAGAACGACATTGAAATTATCAATTGCTACTACAAGAAGTTGGAAATGAGACCCGTTCTCATTAACATTGACCCTCAGACGGTAGCGCAACACCTTGTACCCCGTGAGATTCTGCACATGGCTATTATCATAGGCGACCAGTGCGTATTCTGTTCGGAGGATTACCCACAATATCAGGACGGATTCTATAAGCACGGTAAATATCCGTATGTATTCCGAAAATGCTTCCCTGTTAAAGATAGTCCTTGTGGCTTTGGATATCTTGACATTATGAAATATCCGCAAAGGGACATTGACAAGTTAGACCAGGCAATCATGAAAAATACCATGATGAAAGCAAAGCCGCGTTGGTGGGTAAAGAAGAACGCAGACATCAACAAGGAAGCCTTTGCGGATTGGAATGAAGAGATTGTAGAAGTCGGTTCCGGTGACCTTGGGTCAGCAGTACAGCAGATGGACGTTGACACGCTCCCGGCAATCGTTGAAACTCACTTGGAAGCAAAAATAGACGAGCTGAAAGAGATTTCAGGAAACAGAGACTTCTCACAGGGTTCTACCGCTTCCGGTGTAACGGCGGCGAGTGCAATAGCAGCGCTTCAGGAAGCGGGAAGCAAATTATCGAGAGACATTAACAAAGCGATGTACCGAGGTTCAAGAGAAGAGTACTATCTCGAAATTGAACTGATTCGGCAGTTCTACACCGAACCGAGAACATTCCGTATTGATGATGGAACGGGCCGTTATGAATACATGGACTATTCCAACGTGAACATTGCACCTCAGGACATAACAACACCCGAAGGAACACGTCACAAGAAAAGTATTTTTGACTTGGAAGTGTCCGCCGAAAAACAGAGTCCATTTTCAAGAGCGTCACAGAATGAGACGGCAAAAGAACTTTATCAGCTTGGTTTGTTTTCACCTGATAATGCAACACCTGCACTTGTTTGTCTCGACATGATGGAATTTGAAGGCAAGGAGAAGATTAAACAGCAGATTCAACAGAACGACACGTTCATGCAACAATTCCAGCAAATGCAACAGCTCATAATTCAGCTCTCGCCTGAAGCGGCTATGCAGATGGGACTAGTAGACCCGAATCAAGTTATGGTGGCTCAGAACGCAAATAACGGCGTTCTAGGGGTATCTGAGGATGGGACAGCAGACGAGAGAGCGGCAAAGAAGACGACGAACACGGACAGACTGGAGAAAGCAAGAGATAAAGCGCGTAGTGCGTCGGAGGTGAAGTAGCATGACAACTGTAAAACTCACCGTGTCGGAAGATGATATTTTCTTTGAGTGTGTGAACCATGCGAACAGTCACGACGAGTGCATTATGTATTCCACATTGTGCAACGTGCTTGTAAGCGCCGTTTTGCCGCACGGAATTATTCCAAAGGTATATGAACCAGGTCACGTCATTATCGTAGCTCACAAGTACGCTGAAAGCGTTCTAGCGGTATTCCATGCCGTGTGGGCGACCTTTGTAGAACTTAGGTCACAATACAACGGAGTAAAATTAATCGGGGTAGACGACTTTAATTATTGAGACAAACAGAAACCCGTGTGATATAATAGAGTTGTAAGTTAAATTAGTTACGGATGGATACACCTTTAACTTATTTCCTGATTTTTTCATATTCCAAATTCATAACCTAAATCGCCATGGGATAACCTCAGTCTTAACGGACTGGGGCTTTTCCTTTGCTCTGAAAAGGGGAGCGACAGGAAAGAGTGTTATATAAAATAACATTGTCAGAAATTAAGAGTTCGTCACTCTATAAAAGACAGAAAGGAAATAAAGTATGACAAAATTCAAATTTTACTGGTCACTTTTTGACGGAGAAGGTGGAGAAGGCAACGCTTCATCAGGAAGTCAGAGCGGACTGGGAGCAGAAGCAGACGAATTCCTCGCTTCACTTGGCGGTGGGGAGCGGACTGATAACAACGATACTACGGAGTCGCCGGAAGTTGCATACGGAATAGACACGGAGGCATCGGATAACAGCGCGTCTGAATCTGAAAGTCAAGAAGAAATTAGCCCTGAAGAAGAGTTTGCGGAGTTAGTCGGCAAGAACGGCAGATTTCACGACCTTTACGGAAAAGCGGTATCGGATGCCATCGACAAGCGGTTTAAAAATCAATCCAGTGCACAGGAGAGAGTTGACAGCTACGAAGACGCATTAGCACCGCTTATGAGACATTACGGACTCGAACGGGGCGATATCGAGGGATTAACCGAAGCCATTAACAGTGATGATGATTGGATTGAGGACGCCGCCCGTGAAAAGGGTATCACTCCCGACCAATACAGAGAGAATCTGCGGCTACAAGAAGAATTGGAAAAAAACCAACGTGCTTTGTCAGAGTACAAGGCAGAGGCGAAGAAAGCGGAACAAATGACCGCATGGAATGCGGAGGCTGACGAGCTTAGAGAATCGTTCCCAAACTTTGACCTTGAGCAAGAAATGAACTACAACCCGAAGTTCACAGACTTAATCGAAAACGGCATTTCCGTAATCGACGCCTTTGTAGCTACACACACACAAGACATTCTGAAAGGACTCACGGAAGAGTCTACAAGAAGTGCAAAACAGGATGTAGTGAATCAGATTCAACAGAGACAATCACGACCTGTTGAGAATGGTCTGAAACACCAACCGGCAGTAACAAGAAAGGTAAATCCTTCAGAGTTCACGAATGAAGATATGGACAAGATTCTGAAAGATGTGGAGAATGGTAAAACATTCTCGTTCTAAAGCTCTCTTGTCTGTATCGAGATATACAAGAATACAGAAGGAGCAAAAGAATATGTTTAAGTACGTTTTTAACCTGTTCGATTTGAACACCAATGTTACCACTGCAACTACAAGCGGAAACGACTTGTCCCCTGAAATGAAAACCTTCTATGACAAGGTTCTGATTCGTGCGGCAGAGCCTGAACTGGTGCACGATCAGTTCGGTCAGAAGAGACCTATTCCGGGAGGCAACGGCAAGAAAATTGAGTTCAGAAAGTTCTCTAGCCTGCCGAAGATGGACAAGAAGCCACTGACCGAGGGTGTAACCCCTGATGGACAGAGCCTGAATGTAACAAAGCTGGAGGCTGAAATTAAGCAGTACGGCGGATATGTTACCACTTCCGATATGCTGAACCTTACCGCATTTGACCAGGTGACAGCAGAGACTCTGAAACTGCTCGGTTCTCAGGCAGGAAGAACTTCTGATACCATCACAAGAGATATTCTCTGTGCTGGAACTAAGGCGCTTTTCGCTGGTGAGGCTACTACGAGAACGGAGATTAAGGCAACAGACACGCTGAAAATTGCGGATATCAAGAAGGCGGTTCGTTGGCTGAAAAGACACAATGCACCGAAGATTGGTGACAGTTATGTAGCAATCGTTCACACCGATACCGCATACGACCTGATGAATGACCCTGAATGGATTGAGGCTCAGAAGTACACAACTTCCGAGAAGATTTTCAACGGAGAAATCGGTCACATGTACGGAGTGCGCTTTGTAGAGTCTACCGAGGCGAAGATTTGGAGCAAGGAAGATGCAGGAGCAACCGTACCTGTATATGCTACCCTCGTACTCGGTGCGGATGCATACGGTATCACTTCCATTAACGGTGGTGGAATCGAAACTATTACTAAACAGCTTGGCTCGGGCGGAACTGCGGACCCACTGAATCAGAGAGCAACAATGGGTTGGAAGCTGAACAAGACAGCAACGATTCTTGACGATTTCAGAATGGTAAGAATCGAGCACACCTGCACCGGGGCAGAGGACGTGTCCAACTAAAGCCAAGCATTAACGAAGGAGTTAATATGGCAAGAGCAAAAAAAGAAGCTGCAAAAGCAGAGGTAGAATCTGCTGTAGCAGAAAAAACTTCTGATAAAGCAGAAGCAAAACCAAAAACCGTAGTAATTCAGCTTCCTGTTATCGAGGGCATGGGTGACAGCGTGTACGTCGGTGTCAACATGAAGGACTATCAGATTAAGCGCGGAGAGCCTGTAGAGGTGCCATTGTGCGTGGCAGAAGTTCTTAGGAATTCCGACAAGCAGATGATGGTAGCAATGCAGAAACAGAAAGAAATGACATCAAAAAACTACGGTGAAGTGTAAACGCGATGGGGGAAGCAGAAACTTCTGTTTCCCCTTTTTGTAAAGGAGCAGAAATGAAAGTAAAAGACCTTCTGAATTTAATTAAGACGGAGAAGCCGAATTCTTTCAGTGATGAAATGCTCTTGGGATATATCAACGAGATTGAAGCAGAGGTGCAAGACCAAATGGAAATTGTGCCGGTTACAAGCTACGACTTGAAGCTGGACATGGATAAAGACCTTTTGGTTAAACCGCCATATGACAAGCTCTATATATCATACCTTAAAGCAAGGATAGATTATGTCCTTGAAGAGTACGAGAATTACGAGAACGACCAAGCACAGCATATCGCCGATTTCAGGGATTTTGCGGATTGGTCAGTCAGAACTAGGGCATATCACAAAAGAAGCCCTAAACGCTTTATAAACGTGTTTTAAAGGGGGTGTAGGCAATGCCACTACAAGCATTACAGAATAAGCCGTCACCGCTTGAAGAGCGTGTTATAGAGTTTAAGGGGCTGAATAGAAAAGCTTCCGTAGAGTCGGGGGAAATGGCAGATATGCTGAACATGTCATGCGACTTGTACCCAACGCTCACTCAGAGAAAAGCACGCGGCTTGTTTTCAGAGATTCCGACTGATTGTACAAAGGTTCAAGACCTTATGGAACGTAGAGACCCAACGGATTCAAGAACAAAGCTTGCTGTTGTAGGTGCTACCACTGATGGTGTTTGGCGGTTTTGGTATGACGGAACTATGTACGACATAGACTTAACAGCTAAAGAAAAGATGGTTGCGGTGAACAATTACATTTGCTTCTTCCCATCAAAGCAGTGGTTCAACGTCGGCACAAAGGATTTCGGCTCACTTGGGTACTTCCATCAGAACGTACATGAAGATAATCTTGACGGCATCGAAGGCCCTTCATCCGATTACATGGGTCACGACTATAGCGTGGAGTGGATAGGGCGTGTATTGATTGACCCAAACGACCAGGAACACCTATATTTGATGGTTTCCGCAAGGGGACAGAAGTATGCGGCAGGACAAATCTTCAATGACAAGTTCTCAGAAATTAAGAGCATGTTGCGGATTGGGGATGTTGTCAGATTATCGGGAGAATTTGTCGGACTGAACAACCAAAAGGTTGTGGCTTCTGAAGGACACGATGGAGTCCTTGCGGATGATAGCGGAAACTTCACAGCACCACAGATTCCCGTTACCGTGCTTGATGTACTGAAGATGGGGGATATCCCTATTCCAACATTCAACTACACGGCAGACGACGGCAAAACAGGGGATTTATTCGACAATTCCGTGGCTCTCGGCACAAAAGGCACGTATGAGGGAATATTCATCAAGTTCAGCAAAGATGAGTTCTCATCGGTGAGTGCATACATTACTCCGTGTTCGGCAAGTACACTGATGAACAGCAAGTACACAGGGTTCTTTGCAGGGCATTTAAAGATTGAGCGTGTCGTTCCTGAACTCGACTTCTTCATGGAGTGGAATAATCGCCTATGGGGAGTGAGCAACAAGGATAATACGATTTATGCCAGCAAACTGGGAGACCCTATGTCATGGGATTATTATCAGAACACAAGCATGGATTCCTACTATGCACAGCAAGGAACGAACGGTAATTGGACAGGGTGCGCCGTGTACTCGTCTCACCTTTTGTTCTTCAAAGAGAACTTCATTCACAGAGTTTACGGTTCAGCGCCTTCATCATTCCAAACATCTATCATCGAGGGGTTTGGAGTCGAGGAAGGTTCGAGCGAATCTATAGCAACGGTGAATAATATGATTTTCTACAAGTCGCCTGTTGGGATTATGTGCTATGAAGGGGGAAACCCATACAGCATTAGCGAAAAGTTCGGTGATTGGAAGTACGATAATGTCGTATCGGGATCTCGTCATAAGAAATACTACGCTTCAATCCACATGAAGGGCGGTGGCTATAAGATTCTCGTTTGTGATACTGGCACAGGACTTTGGCATATCGAGGATACGGTCGGTGTGCATTGCTTCCGAAACTACAAGAACAAACTCCTGATGGTGGATAACGCACAGAAGAATGTTCTCGTACTGGATGCCGAAGATTTTGACATAGAACCAGTGAAGAATGATGAGCCTATTCAATGGGGTGTCACATTCGGACCTTTCGATGAATACATCGAGAATCAGAAGATATATTCCAAGCTACAGATGAGAGTGCAGCTACCAAGCACAGCAACTCTTAAGGTAGAGATTGCAATGAACGCATTGAAGCTGGGTGATTGTAAATGGGAGACCATAAAGGAGATTTCCGCAGAGAATGAACTTTCGGTTCATGTACCGATTGTTCCAAGAAGATGTTCGAGGTTCTATGTACGGCTAACTGGTGTCGGTCGTTGTCGAATTGATTCTTTCACACGGAAATACAGACAAGGTTCTTCAAGAGTGGTTAAGCAGTGATAATCGATTATGACCACAACCCGAACATAGACGGAGAGAAGAGGCTTCAATCACTAAAGGAGTCTGTTCAAAGAGCGTTAGACGAAGTGGCTAACACGGACACCAAGGAAACGACAGTTAATGAAGTAAAAAACTTCTACACGAACAATACAACTATAGTTCAAGGAGACGGTTCTTCTCCAATACCCGAAGATGAAATAACGTCTCTATTGAACAATCTATTTAACGATTAATGGGGGTAATTATGGCAACATACTTAGACAATGCCGGTGTAACACAAATTCTCACAAAGATTAAGTCTCTCTTGGCAAAGAAGGCAGAAATTACGGCTATTCCAACGAAGGTATCACAGCTTACAAATGACAGTCAGTATCAAAATGCGACCGAAGTTGATACCAAGATTGGCACTGAACTTGGAAAGCTGGATTATGACGGACCCATAAACAGCAATGACCAGGAGGAGCCAACTTTCTACATAAGCAATGTCACTCAGAAGGATGGAAAAATCAGCGCGACCCGAAATAGATTCTTATATGCATGGGATAGAGCTTACTTAAAATCGATTGAAAGCAACATGGCAATTTCCTCGCACGGCGTAGACCAAAAGATTAGCGAAGCAGTCGGCAAAATCACATCGTTCGAGTACAAGGTTGTTGATTCCCTTCCATCAACCAGCGAAGGAAAGAAGGGTGTTGTCTACCTTGTAGCTCACAGCGGTAGCACAACCAACAACGTGTATGATGAATACATCTTCCTTCCGGCAGACGGTAGCACAGCGGCACGGTATGAGAAAATCGGCACAACCGATATTGACCTCACACCGTACGCAAAGAAAACGGAGATTCCGACAAAGGTTTCCGACATCACAAATGACATTGGTTTTATTACCGCTCAGACGAGTGCTTCTCATATAGTCAATGCCATTAACAAGCTTGATTACAGCGATACCGCCGAAGAGGGAAAATATGTATCGTCTGTATCGGAAACGGACGGTGTAATCACGGTGACGAGAGCAAGCTTGCCAGCCGTAGGAACAGCAGATTCACCAATTTCGAACGCAACGATTGAGAGTATCTTTACACAGGTATTCGGTTAGGAGATAGCCTATGAAACTAGACGACGTTGGTTTAAAAAAGGTATTTGAGCTTATGAAGGGTAGGATTTGGAAAGAGTGCTATCCAGTAGGCTCAATCTATATGAGCGTGAATTCCACAGACCCATCAACTTTGTTTGGTGGGTCGTGGGAACGGATTCAAGACACGTTCCTTCTTGCTTCCGGTAACTCATACGGCGCCGGTAGCACAGGTGGTTCTGCTGACGCAGTAGTGGTGAAGCACCTTCATCAACC